TTCTCTTTGACCTTTGTTTGTATAATAATAAACAATCATAAATTTCCACCTCAACGATAATTTTATATTATACTAATACGAAAAAAATATGAAAATCCTTTTTAAAAAATAAAAAACTGCCTTTAGGAGCGGTCAGATAGGGATTTATAATTCCTGAAAAATTCGGCATAGTCGTTGATATTCGGCTATGCCGTTTTTTCGTTTATTTTGGTAAGTCGATAGCGCCAATGCAGTTATAGAAAATTTGAATCCGCTGGGTTCTGCGGCCATCTACCTTTTCAGCCTTGAATACAATAATTTTGTCAATGAATTCCCGGATAATTTCTGCATCCAATTCTGTAATTTCTGTGTACTTTTTTACTAGTGCCAAAAAGCGATCGGTATTGAGGGACTGTTCATTTGCTGTATCAATAGTACGCTTTAATTTGGTTATCCTTTCTTCCAGTGCCTTCTGCTCGGCTTCATATTCAGCCGACATCTTGTAAAAACGCTCTTCGGAAATTTTGCCCATCACATTATCCTCATATAGCTTTCGAATGATTTTGTCTATGTCAGCAATACGAGCCTGTGCTTGTTCGTACTCCTTTTGAATTTGGCGGAGTTCTTTGGCAAGCTCCTTTTCTGAATTATTCATAACTATACGGATGAATTCCTGTTCATGGTCTTTGGCAAAGGAGGTTACACGTCTTAAGTCTTCTAACAAAAGCTGTTCCACTACAACATTGCGTATCTGATGTGAACTGCACATACCCTTTTTCTTGCGGTAAGTAGCACAAACGAAATATTCCTTATCGTGTGTCCATCCCTTGCCTCTAACCTGATACAGCTTTGCCCCACAGTCGGCACAAAACATCATGCCAGAAAGCATTCCCATTTCACCTAATCGTGATGGTCTTCGCTTGCCATCTCTGATTTTCTGCACTGTTTCCCAAGTGCCCTCATCGATAATTGCTTCATGGGTATTTTTGAAAACCATCCAATCTTCTGGATTGTTCAATATCTTGACTTTGCTCTTGTAGGATTTTTTAGAAGTCTTGAAATTCACCGTGTGACCTAGATATTCCATTTTAGCCAGAATATCTGCTACGGTACGAGCCGACCAAGCATATGGGTTTTCAGGTGGTCTTGCTGGAGTGTTAATACCCATTTTGCGTAGATGAACCGTAGGCGTATCAATGCATCGCTTTTCAAGTTGCTTTGCTATCTGCGTGGGTCCAAAGCCAGCCATGCACAGTCGGAAAATATCTCTGACCACTTCGGCGGCTTTCTCATCTATAATCCAGTGCAACTTGTCTTCAGGGTCTTTAATATAACCGTAAGGCGGATTGGTGCAGAGTGGCTTGCCTGACTGTCCCTTGGATTTGAACACAGCACGGATTTTCTTGCTAGTATCCTTAGCGTACCATTCATTAATAATGTTAAGAAACGGTGTAAAGTCACTGTCTGCTTGGTTTGCACTATCAATACCGTTGTTAATAGCAATGAATCGCACATCTGCTTCAGGAAACATAATCTCTGTATAATAGCCTACCTTGAGGTAATCCCTGCCAAAACGGGACATATCCTTAATGATAATCGTTCCGACTCTACCGGACTCTACATCTGCAATCATGCGGTTAAAGTCTGGTCTATCAAAAGTTGTACCGCTGACCCCATCATCCACATAAAATTCGATATTGCGAAAACCGTTGTCCTCAGCATATTTTTTTAGAATTGCCTTTTGGTTTACTATACTGTTGCTGTCTCCGGCAAGCTCATCATCACGGGAGAGCCTGCAGTACAGAGCAGTAATTTTTGCTTCTTCAAATGCTAATGTTGATTTACGTATAGTGCTAAATGTTGACTGTCTATTCATTTTTATCCTCCATTTCCCGACAGTCTTCAAGCGGTTTAGCACTATGTATATTACCGTACTACCTTGAAGAAGTCGAGTTGATTTCCGTGGATTTATTTGAACTATCTGATAACTTTGAAAGGTTTTTTGCATTGACTGTAATCAGTCGTTTCAGCTTGGAATATGCACTTTCCTTTGCTGAATCACTTACTCGTGATTCCACCACATAGACCGTACCTCCGATATCGGATTTGGTTGTGCGGCTGTTACTTTGATTTTCCATATCGTGACCTCCTGTCCGATGTTTTGAAGGAACTGGCACTGAGCCGAATTGATGACTCAGTGCCTAATCCATCATTTAAGCTTTTATTTGTAATATTTTCAGAGCATCTGGTTGAATTAGCTTCCCATCCAATCTCTCGTAAGCAGAAAATCCAATTTGCCCCTGCAATGCATATAACTCACTTAATTTTTTTATCGTTATTGGTTGACGTTCAATCAGCCAGTAGTATGATAAATCTCCAAATACAATGCTTTTTGCTCCTGCTGATACTGTAGGCATATATGGAGAGGTAACTATAGGCTTTCCGAAGATGGTGTTATCTGAAGGATTCCACAGATAACTGCCGCTTGTATCTTTAAGGGTTCTAAGAAGCATAGCTGTATTATCGTGCATGATAAACACAGCGTTATTTCGGTATTCATCTTTTAATGAAAAATACAGAGAGATGATTTCATCAAAAGAGATGGTACTATTGTCTGTTGTAGTTACATCTGCGTCTGCCGTAAGGATACCTGTTGGCTGTGTTGTGCCATTTCCATTAAGCAATGCATTTTCCTCAGCCTTGCCAAAACGCTTCGCAAAATCACTCATCAGATATTTTTCAAGATTAAAGTTCATATCGGTGACGAATGAGCGGTTTAGCTTGACAAGAGATGCCAGCTTGTATGATTTCACCAGAAACTGTGTAAATGTATCAGCACTTTCGGGGATTGGATCCCCGTCTTCAACCCAATCTGCTGTACCCGTTGAGGATACCGCTTGAATTTTACCTTCTGCAGAAGATAGATTGATAACAGTAGCAAATCTGCGGAATATATTCTCCTTTGCCAAAGCAGTGTTAAAGCCTTCTCTGAACTCATCTGGTGCGACATAGGATCCTACATTATCAAAGCCCTCGCTTAGATTTTGATTGTTTTCTTCTTTTCCTTTCATAACATTCCAAAACGCTCTATTATAAGTTGTTGAAGTTGCCATAATCGTTTACCTCCTAAATTAAAATGGATTGTGGGGTATATACCCTGTTTGAAACCGCGTTTTTTTACGCGTTGCCCCACGCCCGTTGTCCAGATGAAAAGGTGTGGAGATTTGACCTCCCCTAGGGGCTGGTATTAACACATGGAGTCATATCCAGTGGTTTTAAGCTTTGTAGCAAGATGTAGCAGGTAAAAACTAAACTCTCTATACGAGAGTGATTTTTTATATAACCTGTTTTTCTTGCTACAAGCTGCTACACTGTGTTTAAATAAGAAGAAATTCTTCTTCAGTCAGCTTATATCCGATAAGCATTGTGGTCATTCCACCACCAGAACGTGGTCGTTTCCGTTCTACACGGGCGATAGCTGTTAATGCTTGCTTGAAGTTTCTTGCATTCTCCGAATAACATCCATTGGCACTGCACCAACGCTGATACCGGGCATACACTTCGGATGTCCGCACCTCACTATTAGGACTCTCCTCCAAGGCATCCTCGAAAAATAATGCTATTTTATCGCTGTCACGCTTATAAGCCTCCGTTGCTGTCTTAACGGAATCAGGTAAAGTCAAGCCCTCCTTCTTTAACAGCTGATAGCCTTCAATTAGCCAGTTGAGGATAGCACTCTGATTCTTCGCTTTGGCGAATTCGCGTTTTAAGTTTTTATCCTGCTCGTTTTCATCGAAGTGTCGTTCAAAAGGGATAATCACCACTCTGCCACTGGAAAATAGCGTCATATCCGTAATAACGGGCAGATAATTGGTGTTGATATACAGCTTAAACTTTGGTGAAAAGTCAAAAGAATTCTCATGTAGAAATCTTGCGTTGATGGTGTCACCACCCGTCATGCTTTTTACCTGTGCAGCATTAAGGACAAGTCCTCTGCTAGGTTCGGAGATATTCACAAAGCGTACTCCTGCAAGCCGGGCAATATCTTCACTTGGACTTGAACTATTATTGTTCTTTTTCAGACTGATAGTCTCCGGCCTTGCGGTACAGCCATAACTGCCTAATACCTTAAGAACGCTCTCACATAGCGTACCTTTACCGTTTCGAGTTGTAGCACCATCTGCAAATACATTGCCTGTTACGGTAACAAAACGATTTGTTGCTCCAGCCACATAGACCTCAACTCCTAGCTTTCTGTTGTTGATATAGTATTTTGTTTTGTCAAAGTTAAAGCCGGTGGCCTTAAAGAAAATATGCAACCCTTTCCCAGATGGACTGTGTTCCATATAGCAACCCCTAAAAGCCTCTACAACATTTTGGGCAACAGGCTTAAGCTTACCGCTGCTATCAAAGCAATCATCTAAGTCGATAACACATATGTCATTACCCACCAAAAATCCGATACCGTCATATTTACTTATAGCAGCTATCGCCGAACTAAAATCTTTAAATGTACCACGTTGATTTGGTTTTGCCCTTTTTCTCGTTACTGGGTTATAGGGAACTTTGGTCTTTTTACCACTTCGCTCTTCATATTTCCAACAGCAAAACTGTGGCTTATCTTTAAGCATCTGCGGCAAGTTATCATATTGTGTTTTCAGTTATTTCACCTCCTTGCCTGTTATATATGACCCGAAACGCTACTGTTCCAGAGGGTTTCCTTGTTTGACACAACCTCGTTATCTTTCAAGGAATACGCTCGGAATTATCGTCATGGCATATTCTGCTTGAAATATCTCTTGCATTTCGGGGTATTCAGTTGTCAAGGAGCAGTGAGAGAAAAACTATGCTTTCATTGGGGGATTATTTTTCCTCTCACCTTATAGCCACGGTAGGGCACATTAGTTGAGGATTTTCTAAAAATAATTTTCTTCCTCATCTATAAGCGAAGAATTCTATTGATTCGAACTCCTAAAATAAAAAAACAGCCTGTCTTTTTCCAGAAAAGACGGCTGTAATGCTTTTGCTCAAATTTGAGCGAAAGTGGTATTCAGTTTAAGAAAGATTAATGTTATAACTTTGCCTTTGGTTTTACATATAGACTTACAGACTTTTTTGTCTAAAAGTATTTATTTAAATAAAAATCAAAAATAAAGGCATACACAACTATCATTATCTTTGTAAACATTGTAAAATTACTTCACAAACACAGAATTATGATGTTATATTTGAAGAAAATGTGCTATAATGGAAAAAACACATATAAAGAGGTGACCAAGATGACCGTTAGCTATAAAAAGCTTTGGAAATTGTTGATAGACCGCGATATGAAGAAGAAAGATTTACAAGCTGCTGCGGGAATAAGTCCATCGTCAATTTCCAAGCTTTCTAAAAACGAATATGTCAGTATGGACGTTCTTGTAAAGGTTTGTACGGCACTTGGTGTCGATTTTAAAGATATCATGGAATTAGTGCCAAATATGGTTGAAGAAAGGGAGTAGAGTTATGGAAAATAACAGAAAAGAACAGGAACGGGCGGAATTACACCGTACGATATGGAATATGGCAAATGATCTAAGAGGCAGCGTAGATGGCTGGGACTTTAAGCAATATGTTCTCGGTATGCTGTTTTACCGCTACATATCTGAAAATATTACTGCTTATATTAACGCCGGAGAATGGGAAGCTGGCAATACGGAATTTGATTATGCCAAGTTATCCGACGAAGAAGCAGAACAGGCACGAGAGGATTTAGTTAAGACAAAAGGCTTCTTTATTTTACCCAGCGAACTTTTTGAAAATGTCCGAGCTCGTGCAAAGGATGACGAAAACTTAAATGAAACACTGGAACAGATTTTCAGTAATATAGAAGCATCTGCCCAAGGAACAGAGAGCGAAGATAACTTCAAAGGCTTGTTTGACGATATTGATGTTAACAGCAATAAGCTAGGTAACACTGTAGCAAAGCGTAATGAAAAGCTGGTTAAGCTATTGAATTCTGTTGGAGAAATGAAGCTGGGAGATTACAAAGATAATACCATTGATGCATTTGGTGATGCCTATGAATTCCTGATGGGTATGTATGCCTCCAATGCTGGAAAGAGCGGTGGTGAATACTATACGCCGCAGGAGGTTTCTGAACTCCTTACCCACTTAACATTAGTAGGAAAAACTGAAGTCAACAAGGTATATGACCCCGCTTGCGGTTCTGGATCTTTACTCTTAAAGTTTGCAAAAATCTTAGGAAAAGAGAATGTACGTCAAGGGTTTTTCGGTCAGGAAATCAACATCACAACCTACAACCTGTGCCGAATCAATATGTTCCTGCACGATATTGATTATGACAAATTTGATATTGCCCTTGGTGACACGCTAACAGATCCGCATCATTGGGATGATGAGCCTTTTGAAGCCATTGTATCAAATCCACCTTACTCAATTAAGTGGAAGGGCGATAGTGATCCTATTTTGATTAACGATCCCCGTTTTTCTCCAGCGGGAGTATTGGCTCCTAAATCCAAGGCAGACCTTGCTTTTATCATGCATAGTCTCTCTTGGCTTGCGACAAACGGAACAGCGGCTATCGTTTGTTTCCCTGGTGTCATGTACCGCGGTGGTGCTGAAAAGAAAATCAGGCAGTACCTCATTGACAATAACTATATCGACTGTATCATTCAGTTACCAGATAACTTATTTTATGGTACCAGCATTGCTACCTGCATTATGGTGCTGAAGAAATCCAAATCAGAAAATAGCACCTTATTTATCGATGCATCAAAGGAATTTGTCAAGGTTACGAATAACAACAAGCTTACACAAGAAAATATTGAGACCATTCTTAACGCATTCAAAGATAGAAAAGATATTGAGCATTTTGCTAGGCTTGTGCCAAACAGTGAAATAGCTGAACAAGATTATAACCTGTCTGTTTCAACTTATGTGGAACAGGAGGATACAAGGGAAAAGATTGATATTGTTGCCCTCAATGCTGAGATAGAAAAGATTGTGGCGAGAGAGCAGATTTTGCGGGAAGAAATAGATAAGATTATTGCGGAAATTGAGGTGGGCAAATGAGTAAATTAGATGAATTGATTGCTGAACTTTGCCCTGATGGGGTTGAGTATGTGAAACTATCCTCTATTTGTGATATTAAACGGGGAGAAAGAGTAACGAAATCTCAATTAATTGAAGATGGCATATATCCGGTTTTTAGCGGTGGTGTTTCACCAATGGGATATTTTAATAAGTTCAATAGAGAAGAAAATACAATTACTATTGCACAATATGGAACTGCTGGTTATGTAAATTGGATAGATGAAAAGTTCTGGGCGAACGATGTGTGCTATTCTCTTTTTCCGAAAGAGGTAATTAACAAGAGGTATTTATATTTTGTATTAGTTAACTTACAAGATTATATTTATACACTCCGAATTGATGCAGTTCCCGCTCATCTGCCGGTAGACCGATTAGGAAATATAAAAATCCCACTTCCCCCTCTACCTGTTCAGCAGGAAATTGTCCGTATTCTGGACAATTTCACAGAGCTTACAGCAGAGCTTACAGCAGAGCTTACAGCAGAGCTTACAGCAAGAAGAAAGCAGTATGAGTATTACCGCAATGAAATTATGCAACTAAAACATTGGCATGATAGAAAAACTATTACGGAAATGTCTTTAGGAGATATTTACGATTTTCAATATGGAAAGGGCAATGTAATTCCTACAAATGGAGGTGAATATCCTGTTTATGGAAGTAACGGGATTGTAGGAACACATTTTGAATATAACAGCGAAGATGCACCTGTAATTGGCCATATTGGTGCATATGCGGGAATTGTAAACTGGGGATATGGAAAGCACTTTGTAACGTATAATGGGGTTATTTGTAAACTAAAAAACAATAGTGTTCATAGCAGGTATGCATACTATTTGCTTTTGCTACAAGATTTTAGGGCTCAAGCAAAGAGTGGGTCACAACCATTTGTTTCTTATGAAATATTAAAAAAACCACGTGTATTAATACCGCCTTTTGAAGAACAGAAACGCATTGTCGCCATTCTTGACCGTTTTGACGCTTTGTGTAACGACTTAACTAGCGGCATTCCTGCCGAAATCGAAGCACGGCAAAAGCAATATGAATATTACAGAGATAAACTGTTATCTTTCAAGGAGGTGACGGGATGAGCATTTACAACATCGTTGCCAGTACTGATGAAGCAACGGTTGTTGCCGAATACGCAGCTGAATACAATGTCCGTCCTGAAAAGTATCAGAGCGAGGCGGAACTTGAGCGGGAGTTTATCAGGCAACTAACTTCCCAAGGATATGAATATATTTCAGTGCACAATGAAGCTGCATTGATAGAAAATCTCCGAAAGCAACTTGAACTGCTTAATGACTTCACCTTTACAGATAGTGAATGGGAGAAGTTTTTCACAGAATGTATTGCCAATACAAATGAAGGGATTGTTGAAAAAACCAGAAAGATTCAAGATGACCATATCCAGATTCTAAAACGTGAAGATGGAACAACAAAGAACATATACCTTTTGGATAAAAAGAATATCCATAACAATCGTTTGCAGGTTATTAATCAATACGAAGAAACAGGCGGCAAACATGAAACTCGTTATGATGTGACTATCCTTGTCAATGGACTTCCACTAGTTCATGTGGAGTTAAAGCGTCGTGGTGTTGCTATCCGTGAAGCCTTCAACCAGATAAAAAGATACCAGCGTGACAGCTTTTGGGCCTCTTCTGGTTTATTTGAGTATGTGCAGGTATTTGTAATCTCCAATGGCACCCACACAAAGTATTACAGTAACACCACAAGAAACGCTCATATCGAAGAACAAAGAAACAGTGAGCGTCGAAGAAGTAAAAAAACTAGTAACAGTTTTGAGTTTACAAGCTACTGGGCAGATGCAAACAACAAAATTATTCCTGACCTTGTGGACTTTACTAAAACATTTTTTGCCAAGCATACCCTCTTAAATATACTAACAAAATATTGTATTTTTACATCTGAAGATCTGCTCCTTGTAATGCGTCCTTATCAAATAGCTGCTGCAGAACGTATCTTATCACGTATTGTAGTATCAACCAACTACAAGAAGATGGGCACAACTGCAGCTGGAGGATATATTTGGCATACAACAGGCTCTGGTAAGACATTGACCAGTTTTAAGACAGCCCAATTAGCTTCTGCCTTGCCTTACATAGACAAGGTGCTGTTTGTTGTTGACCGTAAAGATCTGGACTATCAGACGATGAAGGAATATGATCGTTTTGAAAAAGGGGCAGCTAACGGTAATACGTCCACAAGGGTTCTTCAAAGGCAATTGGAAGACAGGGACGAAAAAGGAAATCCTCATGAATACAAAATCATTGTAACCACTATTCAGAAGTTGGATATATTTATTCGAAAAAACAAACAGCATGATATTTATAAGAAACATGTGGTACTGATTTTTGATGAGTGCCACCGTTCTCAATTTGGAGAAATGCATCAAGCTATCACGAAGAGTTTTAAAAACTACCATATCTTCGGCTTTACGGGAACTCCGATTTTTGCTGCTAATGCCAGTTCAGGAGGTAACCCACTGCTTCGTACAACCGAGCAGGCCTTTGGAGAAAAGCTACATACTTATACCATTGTAGATGCCATCAATGATGGGAATGTTCTGCCTTTTAGAATAGATTTTATCAATACCATTAAGATGCCTGATTACGTTAATGATAAAAAAGTCTATAGCATAGATAGAGAAAAAGCCTTAGCAGATCCACAGCGAATCAGTGAAATTGTTTCTTACGTTCTTGAACACTTTGATCAGAAGACAAAGCGCAATAGTTATTACACATTCTCTGCGAAATGGGAAGAAGCAGATAAGCACAACCCTAAAAAGATGATAGAAAAGCGTGAAACAAGGCGAGTTGCCGGTTTCAACTCCATATTTGCTGCTGCATCCATCCCAATGGCAATCAGATACTATAATGAGTTTAAGAAGCAGATAGCGGAAAAGAACCGTAACCTTACCATTGCAACTATTTTCAGTTTTAGTGCAAATGAGGAGGAGCCAGATGGACTGCTTCCTGAAGAGGATTTTAATATGGAAAATCTTGACCAGAGCTCCAGAGATTTTCTTGAGGCAGCTATCCGAGATTACAATTCCACATTTAGTACGAATTACGATACTTCCTCGGATAAGTTCCAGAATTATTATAAAGACCTCTCTCTTCGTGTAAAGAATCGGGAGATCGATATATTGATTGTTGTTAATATGTTCCTGACAGGCTTTGATGCAACAACCCTAAATACCCTATGGGTAGATAAAAACCTGAGACAGCATGGACTGATTCAGGCTTTTTCAAGAACTAACCGCATCTTAAACAGCGTTAAGACCTATGGTAATATCGTTTGCTTTAGAGATTTGAAAGAAGAAACAGACAAAGCTATTGCACTATTCGGCAATAAGGATGCAGGCGGTATTGTACTGCTAAAAACATTCGATGAATATTATAAGGGATATGATGAAAAAGGTGAACACAAGCCGGGCTATGCTGAACTGATTGCAACCCTTACAACACAGTATCCCCTTGGACAACCTATTCTCGGAGAAGAAGCTGAAAAAGACTTTATACGGCTATATGGAGCAATACTTCGGCTTAAGAATATTCTTACTTCTTTCGATGACTTTGAAGGAAATGAGATTTTATCTGAAAGGGATTTTCAGGACTATCAGAGCATTTATATTGACCTGTATCAGGAATACAGAAAAGGTGCTGATGGTGACAAAGAAACTATCAATGATGACATAGTTTTTGAGATTGAACTGGTCAAGCAGATAGAGGTAAACATTGATTACATCCTTATGCTTGTAGCTAAATATCAACAATCCAACTGTAAGGATAAAACCATTCTTACAACTATTGATAAGGCTATCAATTCAAGTATTGAACTTCGAAGTAAGAAAGAGCTTATCGAGCGTTTTATAGAACAGGTTAATGTATCAACAAAGGTAGACGAAGATTGGCGAAAATTCCTCCATGAGCGTAAAGAAGAAGATATTACAGCAATTATCGAAGAAGAAAAATTAAAGCCTGAAGAAACCCGTCGTTTCATCGACAATGCTTTCCAAGATGGAATGCTTAAGACGACCGGTACAGCCATTGATAAAATCATGCCACCTGTATCTCGCTTTGGCGGAGGCAGAGCCGCGAAAAAGCAAGGAATTATCGAAAAGCTGATGGTATTCTTTGAGAAGTATTTAGGGTTGGTGTAGTCTATACCGTATGATAAAGGAGCATTTTGAATGGGAAAGATTATTGAACATGATTTACTTCCGAAACAAAAACCAAGAAAAAGCAACTTAAAAGTAAAAGTTGATTTATACAATTATGCAACTGAGCTATATAATGAATTATCAAAAATTGGTATTATTCAGCGCCTAAAAGATACCCCTCAGCTTGGTGTTATTAGAGTTCCCAAAAATCTAAGGAAATCTCGATTTGACTATACTGTATTACAATTATATTTTCATCAGCTAATAAAGAAAAATTTACAGACCAAGCTCGAGCTAACATATAATAACCCTGTGAAGGGTAAGGAATTTGGGGATAATATGCAATATATATCAGAAAAAGAAAATCCAACTGTGGGGGATATGTTGCAAATCCTTACAATTGCTTATAATCTAGGACATTTTTATAATACCTTTACTGCTTCGCGAGCAGTTGTAATGCTTGCAGAGGAAAATGTGGATTTTAGAAATAAACTATTGAATAGTTCTAATAGCCATCGATTTAGAGTAGCTGCAGAGTCTTTATTGAGTGAGCAAAATTATCATAGGCTACATTTATTGAATTCATTACTTGTCCTTGAACGTTGTGATCAGAGCAAACAATCTGTCATATTGGCACAGGAACTTATATATGCATATCTTAATGAAAACTCAATTAGTGATAGTAGTAAACTGCATTTTATATTTAAAGTTTTTCGCTCTGTTCGCAATGTTTCCTATATCGCTTATGACTTACAAATTGCAAATATGCCCATTACAATTGACTTGTGCAATAAAGAAGCGGTTCTTATCCTATTTCATGAGCTATTATCAATTTATAATGATCAATTACCTGCAAATCGATTAATTACTTCTATTGGGAAAATGCTTGATGACACAGTTTATAATGAGAATTCAAACGCTATTTGCTACTATAGAATATCACGAAAAATCGTCAATACTTTATCTAAAGATGAGGGTATTAAGTATAAAGAATACTATTCTGATTTTTGGTTATGTTCAAAAAGCATTTTTAATAAACAACATCGCCAAACACGTGATTATTCACCAGATGCTATTCTGAAATTAACATTTACTGCTGAGGACAAAAAATTATCACAAGGATTGTTGTTGGAATTGGAACGTATAAATAACTCAAGAGTAGGATACTACGATCGAAATTCTGGAGAACGAACAATACTTGTTTCAATAAAAAAGAATTGCCAGAATAAAGCTCTTACATCGTTTAGAGTATTAAAATCTACAATTAAATATTTGCGCCGAGTTGCGCACCCATCAAATGCAGACATACGATATTTACTCGCCAGTAAATTTTTTCTCTATTATTTATTTGGCGAAAATCCAGTCGTAATTAAAGCAACAGTTGACCCTGAAATTTGTGTGTTATGCACACGAGGTAAGAGGCAACGCACTGCTGAAATTAAATCCCTTTTAGCAAAAGGGAATGGAAATACCGATGAACGTCATGAAGTGGAATTTATGCTTGACTGTCTAATACAAGATGACATTAATGATACGAGTATTACAATACCTTCAAGCATATTAATTTATCAAAAAGATTTGCCTGGAAAGAAATTAAGTGAATTTGATGGGATGGTTATTCATCCAATGAGAAAGTCAGAACAAATTATGTTACTAGAAGCAAAAAACACTGATAGCAATCCTTCGTATGCTAAAAAATGCTTATCAGATAAACTTGATAAACTGAATTTTGACTACAACAAAGATGCTATTAAAATTCATAACTATGATGCCTTGCTCAAGGTATCCATTTAGAAATGATAATCGATCAAAAAGACCAGCCGCTTCAAGCATTCATGCCTGATTGTGACTGGTCTCTTTTTGCCCCGCTTGAAGCTGTTCATTTAAGTTTTTCTTCAATCCCTAAGTGAACGCTTCCTTAGGCAGTTTTTTATTTAAAAATTATCCATTAACTTTATCAGCTAATTTTTTACCAGGTTTAAATTTAACAACTTTTTTAGCAGGGATTTCAATTTCTTCTCCTGTTTGAGGATTTCTACCTTTTC